AGACAGATAGCAAACCAATTTGGAGTTTCAAGACCTACAGTATCAAAATGGATAGGGCAGTATAAAAAAAGTTAAGCAATGAGAAAAGCAAGTCACGTTAAATTAGGATATATGGACGTTCCCATTGAGTACACAAATTTTAATGAAGAACAGAAATTAAATTTTTGTAACTTAATGATTGATAGGATGCTTATGATGATAGAAAGAGAATTAAAATACGCACCCGAAATAAACCGCATAGATTTCCTTGATTCAATTTTGGATTCAAGTTTGGAAACCAATGAGCAACATGAAGCTTATGAGGTTTGTCAAGTGATTTATGATATGAAAAAACAACTCGCACTTGATAACTGAAATAGAACAGTATGTCATTAAACATTACAACGAACTGAAAGCAATTTGCTTAAAGATGACTAAACATTCATCGTGGGCTGATGATTTGCTAAATGATGTCCTATTACAACTATGGGAGAAAGAAGAGATTAAATTATCAAATCTTGAAGATGTAAGTATTAAAGCTTATATTTTAAGGTGTATCACTAATAATTGGTATAGCGAGACCTCACCGTTTTATCGTAAGGTTAAGAGAGAAAGTAGTCTGTATAGTGATTTAAAAGACATTACAGACACAGCAGTGGAAGATAATGAATTTGACGAGCATTTGCTTATGGATACACTTGAGGACGAATATGGAGCTTTAGGATGGTTTCAGAAGGACTTGCTAAGTAGGTACCTTATTTTGGGAAGTTATAAGAAGGTAAGTGTACAGACAAGGATACCACTTAACAGCGTTCATACCTATGTTAAGAAAGCAAAGGAAGAACTTAAATTAAACGTATTTAAAAAACTAAAATGATATGGGATGTAATTGTAAGAAGACAAGCATTAAAGCACCTGAACCTGTTAAACAGGTTGTTATATCAGAACCTGTCATAGATGAATTTAATAATATAGACGAGTTCTTTTTTCCTGATACGAAGGAAGGAAGATTAGCAAAAGAATTAGACGTACTTAATGCTGAGTACTTTAAACAATACGAAGAAGATAAAACAAAACAAAATGGATAGTGAATTAAAAAAGAAATTAGAAAGTAAAAAATCGGATGGTAAGAAGAAGAAAGGTTGTGCATCTTGTAAAAAGAAAGCAGCAACACCAATTGAATTACCCGACCCAATTGACATTGAAGATTTTTATATCCCAACAAGGGAAGACATTCATCTTGCATATGTTGAATTAGGTAATAGAGTTAAAGATAAAAAAGAGTTCATCAATAAAGTTTATAAATCATTATTTGATGAGGACTTTAATTTTGGATGTGGTGGATGCGCAAGTTCGCAAGCACAGAAATTAAAGAATTACATAAACGAAGTTTTAAAAATACCTGTATAATGGATAATGAATTAGTACCATACGAGGAACCAAAAGATGACGCAGCTATTAGAAAAGCAGAGATAGAAGCTTTAGCAAATTTTGATATTGAATCAATGCCTGAGCCTACTTTAGAAAAAGTTAAGTGGGGTAGAAAATCTACAAACTTTCAATATCAAAATAGATTAAATGAAGCATTGGAATTAGTTTTATATAAGAACTTATCACAAATGGAATTTAGATTAACTTATAGTAAAATGTATAATGTTGGTCAAAGAACAGCAGATAAAGTTTGGAATAAAGTTAAACTTATTTTAAAAGAAAGATTTGAAGCTAAGACAGAAGAGATAGTATCTAATCAGGTAGCACGTTATATGGACTTATTAGAAAGAGCAAGAGAGGATGGAAACAAGAGAGTAGAAAGAGAAACATTGTGGGACATTAGTAGGATATTAGGATTGGACCAAAGGAAGATTGATATATCTTCAGGTGGGATGCCTATTGATATTAAAATAAATTTATCAAACAACCCAAACGATTTTAACAATGGCTGAGATAAATCTAACACCGAAGCAATCAATAGCGTGGGAATTGTTAATGGATAACAAGACGACCGCCGTACTTTACGGCGGATCGGCAGGTGGAGGTAAAAGTATGTTAGCTGCGGTATGGTTAATCACAATGTGCTTAAAGTACGATGGTATTAGAACTCTATTAGGTCGTACAGTTTTATCTACATTAAAGCAGACGTCACTTAATACTTTATTTGAAGTTATTAAAATGATGGATTTAAAAGTAGATAAACATTATAACTATAATGCGCAGAGCAATATCATTACATTTTTTAATAAATCAGAAATATTATTAAAGGATTTAGAAAGCAAGCCGAGCGACCCGAACTTTGAAAGTTTGGCAGGTTTGGAGATAAGCTGCGCTGTGTTAGAGGAAGCTTCTCAGATTACTTCAACAGCATATAACATTGTGCGTTCACGTCTTCGTTATAAGTTAAATGAATATAATTTGATTGGTAAGATATTAATGACAGCTAACCCTGGTCAGAATTGGTTAAAGAAAGAATTTTATATTAAACATTTGAATGGTACACTACCTGATGATTTAGCTTTTGTACCTGCTTTACCTATGGATAATCCATACCTACCATCAAGTTATTTGGACATGCTTGCTACATTACCACACCAACAACGCAGAAGGCTTTTAGATGGTGATTGGGATTACTTAGATGATGACGATGCGTTATTCAATTTTGATTTGATTAGCAACACACAATTCTTAATGTCTCCTAATGTTAGTAATAGAAAGTATATGTCAGTGGATGTGAGTAGATTTGGTGCGGATAGAAGTGTGATTATGATTTGGATTGGTTCTGTTGTAGTTGAATGTATCGTATATAAAAAATTGGATACAGAACAATTAATTTCAAATATAAAAGAATTAATGGACAAGCACGGCATTGATAAAAGTTCTGTGGTTGTGGATAGTGATGGCGTCGGCGGAGGAGTTGCGGATGCTATTAAGGGTGTCAATTTTGTAAATAATTCTACAGCATTGTTTAAACAGAACTTCGCTAATTTAAAGACGCAATGCTATTACAAGCTATCTGATATGATTAAGGAAGGAAAGATTTCAATTAATATATTGGACCCTGTCATCTTTGACCAGTTAACGCAGGAACTTTTAGCAGTTAAGCTCAAAGATATGGATAAGGATAATAAGATTGCTATTCAATCTAAAGATGAGATGAAAAAGATATTAGGAGTTTCTCCTGACTTATCTGATTGTCTTATGATGAAAATGTATTTTGATTTAAAATCCGCTAAGAGTACGGGAAAATATGCTCTTCAATTCACGAATTATGGTTAAATTTAAAATAGGAGAAAAGGAATATATCATTGATGAATTTATATCAATTGAGAATTATACGAAGATTTATAAGGTTAAGGATTTATTTACTGACCAATACTTCGCAGCTAAATTATTAAGTTTAGTAACAGATGCTTCATTGGAAGATTTAATGAAATGCGACTATGAGCAAATTAACTATTTGGCTTCATATGTTTTATCGTTAATCCCACAGGAAAAGGATATTCCGTTGGTAGATAGATTTGAAATTGACGGAGTTCATTATGGGTTCTTTCCTAATTGGAGGGACTTAACATTTGCTGAGTTTGTGGACATAGATACGATTAGCACCAAACCTTTGAATGAGCTATTAGATTTGCTACACATATTAGCAGCAGTTATGTACCGACCTATTGAGCATGAGATAAGCGAGCATAACTTTTTGATTGAGGAATATGATGTCAAGACAATGAAGAAACGAGCAGAGCTATTTCGTAAAAAGCTGAATATCAAGGTGTTATTATCAGCACAGTTTTTTTTTATCAAGTTCGCAAAGAGATTTTCTCTTTATTCCCGAGCATCTTTGATTCCGAAAATGACTATGATGAAGAGGATAAAGCTCGTTTGGAAAATGAGGAAATGGATATTTCAAGCAGTTTTCAAAAAGCGTACGGATGGTACATTGTCGTCAACAGAGTTGCTGGAAACGATTTTGCTAAACACGACCTCGTCTATAAAAAAAACATAACAGAAGTTCTAAATCAATTATCATTTTTAATTGATTATGACAGAGAACAAATAAGATTACAAAAAGAAGCACAACGAGGATTTTAAAAAGACGTTTTGCTTTTTTTTATATTTATTAGTAAGATGCTGAATTATAAACAAATTTTAACGGATTTTTCGCAAATAGCTTATCATCACGAACAGATTCGCTCATTTGGATTTGGTGATATTACCCAAATTACAAATGATAATAATACCAAAATGGAACCCGAATATATACGTATGTATATTGTTCCTGGTGAAAGCATCTTTAATCAAAACCATATCCATTATAAATTTTCAATTGTGATTATGGATAAAGTGGATGATGATTTAGCTAACCTTAAGGATGTAATGTCAGATACATTGGAAATCTGTAAGGATATATGGACGGTGCTTTACCAATCTTATCAAGCACAATATGGTAATTTTAGTTGGTACATTAACCCTGACCAGGCTCCTGAGCTAATTCCCTTTACAGAAAAATACGAAACAATTTTAGGAGGCTTCACAATGAACATATCGGTATCAATGCCGTTTGATTATAATTCATGCACTCCTCCTGTACTATTTGGATATGGATTCCCTCAAGACCAAACGTTTGAAAGTTGGAGGGTAGTAATAGATGACTTTGAAAAGTTTGCATTATTACACGAGCAGATTAATAGTTTTGGATTTGGTGACATTGAACAAATGACTAATGACATCATTACCAAAAAAGAACCTGAATATCCTCGTATGTATATTATGGCTGACCCTGTTTTGCTCCATTCAGGACATATTCATATTAAATGGAAAATTATATTCTCTGATAAAATTGAAGATGATTTAAGCAATCAAGAAGATGTCTTAAATGACACACAAGAAATGGCTAAGGATTTATTTAGTAAGATGTATTTATCAGAGTACGAAGCAGATTGGGATGCAACATGCGAACCCTTTCTACAATGGTACGAAACTATATTAGGTGGATGGGTATTAAACATATCAATGACGCAGAAATTTGATTATAATAGATGTGTGCTTCCGCTTACAAGTTTTGAACAAGGAATAACGTGGGAACAATTAGCACAGAAATGGAGATTGGAAGCACAAAAATGGGCTGAATTAAAACAACAAAATTAAAAATATAAATGGGACAACTTAATAATTTATACGTATCAAGTTC